TCAGATTTTAAATACCATAAGTATCCAGAAGTTCCATCTTCAGTAGCTACTTCAACCCAACCAATCTGAGCCATATCAGAACCATTGATAGCATATCTATCTTTGATGATAATCGGCTGATTAGAAAATTGTGTGAATTGAGGCTCTACAGAGAAAGATCCACTTGCAGTTCCTTTTGCAAATAATGAACCATAAACAAATATTTTAAGGTTCGTAGCAGCACCACCACCTGTAAACAATCCGTCCCAGTTAGCAGCAGTAAAAGGATACGCAGTTACGTTAGTTGTTGTACCTGCACCAGCGGCAGTTGCACCAACAATACCTTTTAATACTACACCAGAGTCAGGATTCATAACAACGATAGTGTCATTAGGAGCGATAGCATTTTGAATAGTACCGTTGTTTGTTGGTACATTAAATACAGCTAAACCAGCTCCAGGTCCAGTTACACCTGTGTAAGAGATGTGTAATCTGTTTTGTTCAGACCAGATAACCTGATCAGATGTCATTGGCATTTCAGCGCCAACCATTCTAAGGAAACCACCTAAGGTTCTGTTTCCATATCTTTCAACTTCTTGTTCATAAATCTCTGGAAGATACTGCTGAGCAAAGTCATTAGCATTAACTCCTCCGTCGTTGAAAGACAAGTAGTTGCTTTGTAAAGTTTGTTGTACTTGAGACGGTACTATTGTCCCAAATACAGGATTAATTGATCCCATAATAATTTAAAAGTTTTAGTTAAATTTACGTGTTTTGATTTTTAATTTTGAAGAATCCATACCACTAATTGCCTTAACTTTTAATCCTCCAACAAATACATCGCCTGGATTACTAGATCTAGGTTGTGTAGTTATGTTTTTAGATTGCGCACTTAAATCTTTAATTGCGTCGGCTTTGCCTTGCTCATAAAAATGTTGTGCTATAGTATCAGCATTATTAGCAGCATACATAGCTTTATGATAACCTTTAACATCGTTTACATTTCCTTCTTTATCTAAGAACTTCTTAATTGTGTTAGAAATATCTGATTGATTGTCAGCTACATCATTTACGTTTTTAATTCCATATCTAAACTTTTTTTCTCCTATTGAAAAATCAAAACCTTTGAATTCGGGACCGAAATAATCTTTAGTATTAGATTTGAACGTTTCATGTTGTTTTTGTGCTACTTGTTGATCTTCATTGTAGCGATTGAAAAAGTCCATAGCTTTTTGTTGGTCTTGAGTAACCCCAGGTCTTAACTTAATTTCCTGGTAATATTGGTTTTTCAAACCTTCTAAATGCTGTTTAGCTTTTGCAACCTCTTCTTTGTATGCGAGTTGTGCTTTACGCACTTCTCGCGGTTCATCTACATCTTCATCCCAAGAAAAATTATCTTCAATTAAAAAGTTAATTTCTTCAGAATTTAAATGTGATTTCGTTTGCTTATAATACTCTCTTAATAAAGTATCATTATCTACGTTCGAATAATCATGATTTAATCTTACATAATCTTCTAATGTACCACCAGTTTCATTCATAAAGTCAACGACTTTAACAATATTTTCTGGTAACGTAGTTGTATTTTCTTTTGGTACTTCATCAGATATAACAGCTGTTGGTCTGTTAGATTCTTGTACCATTTTCTCACCGATTTCAATAACTTCTTCTTCTTCCTTTTCAGGTTCTTCTATTACTTCTTCTATTATCGGTGTTTCTTCTTCTTCTTTAGATTCAACAACGGGAGTGGACTCTTTATCGGATTCTCCTCCTTTAACTTCCACCTTCGGTATATCTCCGGATGGTTTATCATCAGGTAATTCTTTTGTTTCTCCGACTTGAATGGCATCTTGTTGTTGTTCTACTTTTTCTTCAGTTTTTTCAACTGGTTTCGATAAATCTACTTTTATAGGTTCATCACTTTTTACTAGTTTTTTAGGTTTAAGCGCTTTAGCTTTTACTTTAAGCTTTCCAGCTTTCTCTTTTGTTTCTGACATAATATAATATAATAATAATTAATAATAATTGTTAAATCTGATCAATAGGTATTCCACCAAATTGATTTGTTTCAAAATCTGTTGGTAAACTATCGTTTTGACGTTGACTTATCATTTTAGACTGTTGTGTAGCCTGTATTCTTGTTCTTTCGTCTTTTCTATCTTCTATTTGTTTTTCTTTATCTTTTTGATTTGTAAGTTCAGCTTGTTTAAGTTTAAGATTATATTCAAATTGCTGAGCCATTTGTTCTCTTTCAATTTCAGCAGCTGTTTGCATTCTTTGAATTTCAAAATCAGATTTAGCTTTTTCAAATTGAACATTCGTTTCATTTATTGCTTGAGCTTTTTGAACATCAGCCATATCTGCTCTTTCTGCAGCTTCAGCATTAGAATCCGCTTGAGCTTGAATATTGGCCATTTGAGCTTGTTGATCTGCTTGTTGCTTTTTAACTCTTTTATATTTTAAAACTTGATTAGCTAATGTTAAGTTTTTAATTTCTCTAATATCAATAGCATCTTCAAGGAATATTTGGTTTTGTTGCAAAGCCATTTGAATATTTTGTTCAAGCATAGCTTTTTCTTCTTCCTCTGGTTCTAAATCTAAAAATACACCAAAATCATAGAGGTGTAAATTATCTATTTCTTTTAATGTGGCTACATTAAATTTACCAATACTAGCTTTTAATGAATCATTAGTTAATTCAAAATCTAACATATCTGAAACTCTAAGTGAAATGTTTTCGCATGTCTTCAATGTCAAATATAATGCAGCATTTAAAATATGTTTAGTAGCTGTGTTCGAAGCATTTGCTGCCATCTTTTGTAAACCAACTAAAGCATCTTTATCTGGCATACTACCATCTCGCGCTTCATTAAGCCCGGTTACATCTCTTATCATTTGTAAATAATACTGATAAGTATTAATTAAAGACGCTATTTTACCATTAGCACTTGATGTTTGTAATTCTTGAATAGGTACTTTACCTCTATTTGGGTCACCATCTTGTGTTAAACTTCTACCAACTATACTACCAGTTTGGAAATACATATTAAGTGCCTCCTGTGGATTATAATTAGTGCCATTACCTAAATCAACTTCTGCTAAACCATCTACATCTACAAATACACCATCTGGTACCATTCTAGCAATTACTTGTTGTAATTTTAAAGAAGTTAATTGAATCATATCCGCAAATCCTGTAATACGATTTACTAATGAATCTATTCTACCTTGATACATATGAGGAGCAACAAGATTATAATTCATATTAACTTTAGTTAAATCACTTTTAGGTCTGGTCATATTAGTCGCCATTTCCCATCTTAACATTTGCTCTACACCTAAAACTTTAGCGCCACTAAATAATACTTCAATTGATCTTGAAACTCTATCAAAATTATCACTTGGTGGTGGGTTAAAAAAGTCAGGTTTTTCTAATGCTTTTTCTAATCCTTGTTCTGTATGTTTTAATTTAAATACTTGATCTATATAAGTTTTGTATTCAAAATACATAACTTGTACTAAATCATTATTATAAGGTCCTCTTTGATATCCTTCTCTACCGGGATATTTTTGAATCATTTTTAAATCTTCATTAGTCAAATCAGGAAATTCTTTTTTTAACTCAGCAAGAGTTATTGATTTTATTTCACCTACATAATATATATCTTGAAAATTTGGATCATTAGTATATGACCAAACCATATTAGCAGGATTTACATAATCTATAACAACACCTTCAGATTTATTAAAACTAGTTTTTACAGCTCCTATACCTATAGTAACTATATCTTCAACTAATCTTTTTTTAGTTAATTCGTATTTATTAAAATCTAATATATTATTAATTACTTCTTCTTCAGCTATTTCAACTGATTGTTTGTAATTTAATTGCATATGAACTTCTAACTCCTCTTTGTTTTGAGGTAAGTTAGCTGGATCAAGTGAGCTGTATATATCAACTCCTAAATTTTGTTTTATGCTATCTAACAATGGTTTACTCATCATGTCTCGCATAATAGAGTTTGCATAGTTAGTTCTCTGTTTTGTTGAAAACGGATCTTGAGCAAAAGCTTTTATATCATAATCTTTAGCCGATATTCCATTAACTACTATATCTACAAATTTAGGTATAATAGGAACTGGTTTCCAGTCTAAATTTAAATAGCTTAAGTCACCATTAATTGATAACTCATCTTTATATTTTTGTACAGATTGTTCACCGCGAGCATATAATCTTAATCTGTTAAAGTTTTGATAACCAGT